GGCATAATGCGCGCGAGGAGTTGCAACGGGCGGTTATGCATGCAGAAATCATGGCCATAGAGAATGCGAACGTGAGTGAAGAGAATTGGCGTCTGCTGGATTGTACACTTTTTGTGACTATAGAACCGTGTGTTATGTGTAGTGGGGCTATTGGACTTGCCCGTATTCCAAACGTAGTCTACGGGGCTAAGAATCAGAAATTTGGTGCTGCCGGGAGTTTGTATGATATCTTGACAGATGAGCGTCTCAATCATCGTGTAGAGGTTGAAACGGGAATTTTGGAAGATGAATGTGCAGCTATTATGCAGGACTTTTTCCGAAATCGACGGAAAAAATAATTTCTCTTTCAAAACGGAGGGGAATGTGGTATAATAAATAGTGGAGCAACAGTTCTGCGTGAAGCGGGTCAGGGGAGGAATCCAGCAGCCCTAAGCGATTTGAATTGTGTGCTCTTTTTTCGTGCACTTTAAAAACCCTTTAAAATCAACACTTTAAGGGGTTTTTGTTTGTCTTGTATAAGAAAAAGGGGCAGACGAGGGGCACAATTTAAAATTTTATCTTGTCTAACTTGCTAGATATGTCTGATACCATTTTTTGGGTAACGTGAGAATAAATCTCTAGTGTGGTCTTTGAGTCGCTATGCCCTACTCTGTCCATGATAGCAGTCAAGGGGATACCTAATTCAGCAAGTAGGGATATATGAGAGTGTCTGAACATATGTGTAGTGATGTTCTTATCTATGCCAATTTTCTGGCCATGTCTTTTCAATGCACCAATAACCCGGGCATTTGTTATTGGCTCTCCTAAAGTATTTATAAAAATAAAATCTGTATCAAATCCATTTGTCGCATTCTCTATTATCTGCTCTTTGATGATGTCTAACACTTTTTGAGGTGCTGTTATAACCCTATCAGACTTGATTGTCTTTGGTGTAGTTCTCTCTTTTTGTCTGAAATCGTATGTATGCTTGATGTGAATGGTCTTTTTAGAAAAATCTATATCCTCCTTGTAATTTAAGGCAGCCAGCTCTCCATATCGCATGCCAGTAAGAAAAAGAACTTTGGCTATTCGGATATACTTTGTAATTCGATAATCACATAGGGCCTCTTCTTTTAAATTTTGGATGAACAACTTAAACTCTTTCTGATCTAAGTATTTTGTATTTTTCTTTCTGAGATCTTCAGTTGTAATTACCTTTCTAGGCATTTCAACAAATAGCATTTCATTTGTATCAATATAATTCATTCTGACAGCGAATTTCATTATCTGATTAAGCTTGAACTTGATTTTAGAAACATAGTTATGAGACCTTCCATCTTGTAATAGCTGATCTATCACTTTTTGTAATAATCGTCTATCAATGTTTCTAATTAAATAGTCGCCCTCTATCTGCTTTAAAATCTCTTTTTTTACATTCTTTGAAGCGTAGATGGTTGAGTTTTTTACGCCGTGTTTCCAATTCTCCTCAAATTCTTCATATAGTTTTTCAAAAGTTATATCAGAAACAGAATGTTGTTTTTCTCCTAACTTTTGTTTTATCTTTTCCTGCAGCAAGATAGCAGCTTGATTTCTTGCCTGGGGAGTTTTCTTCTCCATGGTCACTGAAACTTTTTTTAATTTCTCAGTATATGGATCTTTATATCGCTCAAAAAATTTGTATTTTCCGTTGGGAAGTTCTTCCATCCACATTGCGTTTACCTCACTTTTTTGTTAAAATGGGTATAAGAAAACGACCTTTTGAATGGTTGTTTCTTATACGTAAGTTCCTCACACTCAGAGTCGCCAAACTTTGCGAGTGTGGGGATTTTTTGTTTGAACTATTTCCATTTTGGAAACAACTGGTTTTTTATTAAACCGCAATTTTCCCATTTGCATCTGGTGTTTTGAACAAAGCAATGATCCCTTGAAATAAGCCAAGAAAAACAGATATACCAGTAATAAGTAAAATCAGATGAAAGATTCCCTTACCATTATACCCAGCGTAAAAATGATGCGCGCCGAATCCACCGAAGAATATAGCTAATAGGATATATAACCATTTGTTTACATAGTGCAATCCGTATGTGGGTTGTTGGGTATTAACAACTTGCGACTGATTTTGAACAGCATTATTTTCATTCACAATACTAATGTTAATTTTATCATCTTTCTCACTGTCTTTTTTCATGACAATGATTTCTCCATCGATCTTGTGAACTTCAACCTCATCTCCTAATTGTGGAACAAAATTCAACTCAGATGGGTTTAATTTTAGATACTCTTCATTGTGTGCGATTGTGATCTCCGCACCAGTTACTTTGATAATTTTAGCCATTTTATATCCCTTTCATTTTTAATTCAACAATGCTAAATATTCTTCCTTGACCATGATTTCATTTGTCATGGTTTTGAGGTTGTATTTCTCCATGAAATGAAGGTAGTTGAAATTAGTGAAGTCATCCATCGTTTCAAGTTCTTCTTTTAGCAGGTAGTGTATCATGTTCCTATCTGCTTGGAGTTCGTATTCTTCTCGTCTTCGTTTGTACTGTTCTGGGTCGTGCTCTTTGTGTCCTATCTCGTGATAGATGACTTTCTTTTTCTCAATATCATCTAGGTAAGTGTCTACCGCTATGAGATTTCGGGGTTGGTTGTAAAGTCCTTTATTGTGGGAACCTCTACCATCAAAATAAACTAGATCGATACCTTGTTCAGAACAGACTTGTTCGGGTGTTGTCATAGGCAAGTATTACTTTCTATTTCTCATACGAGCTTCTAGTAGTGAGGAGATGAGGTCTAAATCCTCGTCGTTGAGTTCGTGTCCATCGTAAAAGAAGCTTTCTGCTGCGTCCTTTTTGAGGTCTATTTCTGTTTTTGTGACGGTATCCTTTGCAATTGCAGGATTATCCGTACGTCCGAGCAGATAGTCGGTGGATACGTTGAAGTAGTCGGCGATTTCTTGAAGGCGGTCTGATTTAGGAGTTTTTTCTTTCAGAGTATAGAGGTAATTTATACTATAGCCTAAATCTTCGGCAACTTTTTGAAGGCTTATTCCTCGTTTTAGAGCAAGTTCCTTAATTTTTTCAAGTGTGGAAAACATTGTCATATCACCTTTTCTAAGACATGACAAAAAATATTTTATAAAAAAGTGTTATTTTCTATTGACAAAAATAATACTAAAGTGTAAAATAGTTTTTGTAAGTTAATGAGTTAGTAAAAAACGAAGTTAAAACTTATCTAAAAATAAAAGCTTTGGCGAGCAAGGAAATTGATAGATATAATGTTTTATCAAGGTTTTTAATTATGCTTTCATTTTACACCTTAGTGTAAAAGTTGTCAAGTATTTTATAAAATATCTAACTCATTTTCTTGCTTTTAGAGAAAGGAGGGAGACGAATGTCGAAAAATAAAGCTCCTCTAATATCTTTAGAGAATCTAAAAAACGATATTCAAAGTTTTGTTGAGAAGGTCGCTGATGAAGCTATTCAACAATCTGAGACATATTCGCAAGCAATTTTGCTAGTTTCGAAAAACACTAGTTTTTCAGAGCATGGCTTAGCGATGACAAAAGCTATTCAAGCCGAAATCACGAAGCGCGCCTTGAATAGCCATGTGTAAAAATTATATAGCTTCGACTTTAACAATTGAAGTAGAGAGCGAGAAGAGAAAAAGAAAAGAAAGGAGAAAGAAATATGCCAAACATGGATGGTGGACGTCAAAAAATCAGAGATTATCTGAAAGAACACAATTTGACGATGGCGACGCTAGCAGTACAGTATAGCATGACTCGTCAGGATGTAACGAATATCCTGAATGGTAAGCTGAAAAATCCACAAGCAAATCAGTTCATTGCTCGGGTTATTGAAGATTTTAAAATTCGGTAACGCAAAAAGCACCTAACAGAAGTCAGGCGCTCAACAAAATATTCATCTAAAGTATAACACGAAAGGAACAAAAATGGAAGCAGTTGAAATTGTAAGAATTAAAGATGTAATCATCGAAAAGGTTTCGGCTAATGATGAAGAATTAGAACACATCTTTGGATGCTCGAAACGGCAAGCGGGAGACATGAGACGCGAGATGAAGAAGCTACCTAGCCAACAGAAGCATCTTAGGAATGATGGCCAACTTGTCACGATTAAAGGTTTTGATGCCTACCTGAAATACAGAGGCAGTCGAGATTGGAAAAAAGAAATGGTGAAAAGCAAGAAAATGAGGTCAGTCGGATGAACCTACTAACAAGAATTAAAAACTACTTTTTGGAAGAGGTCGAAGAAACCAATCTGGACTGGAGAGTGGTCGCTCTGGATCTCAATCAATCACTGATTGAAACACAAGAAAAACTTCAAGAAGCGAATCAAGAAATCGCAGACTTGAAGAAAGTTGTAGCAATTTACAAAGAAAAGGAGGATGCAAAATGATGGAATACTTATATTTCGTGATAATCGTAGGAATTGCGCTCTGGTCACTAGTAAATACGCTGGATGACCACGCTGAAATGAAGAAGCAAGAGCGTCAGATGATAGCTAACAATGTCGCACGTATGAATCTGAGAAATTCAGATAAGCAATTTACTTATGATGTTCAGCCTCCGGAAGGCTTGAAATAAGGAGAGAAAGACATGACACAAGCGGAACGAATCAGGGAATATTATAGAGAGCACCCTGCTGCCTCATATGATGAAGTGGCCGAGGCTGTTAGTACAACAAATAGTAATGTGAGAGCGAACTTAGCCAAAGATATCAAGGCAGGCAGATGCGTTCGCTTGGAAGATAAGTCATACGACTACTCGCCTTACTATAACCATACACAGGCACTCACTGAGTTGGTTGATTGGAAGAATGATACTAGACGTGAGTGGGTGGATATGCTGACAAGAGCAGCAGAAAAAGAAACGGATAGCAACGTTATGCGTTTGTTAATCAAAGAAGCAAATAAACTAATGAAAGAGGTGACGAAGTAGATGGTACGAAATAAATTGACAGATTTAACCAATACTCTTTTCGCTCAATTAGAAGCCTTGGACGACAGGGATCTTACTGCTGATGAATTAAAGACGGAACTCCAACGTTCAAAACAGATGGTCGCTATCTCAGGTCAAATCCTACAAGCTGGCCAGTTGGCGTTAGATGCCGAAAAATTCAAAGACAAGGTAGGTGAAGTCAATGCCCCGATCGCTTTGCTGGAAGGATGAGTACACGGAGTACATGCATGAGATATGCCCTGGTCGTTTAACTCCTGAAGTAACCAGGTTGCTGAATGAGAAATTTGGGACGAACTATACCAAAACTCAAATAGGTGGCGTACGCAAACGTCTAGGGTTACCAGTTGGAAAAGTCTATCAAGGTAAATTGTTGACAAAGGAGCAACATGATTATCTTGTATCGATCCAAAAAAATAAGATTTCTCGTGATGTCGCAAATGAAATGAACCAAAAATTTGGCTTATCACTAACGGAGAAACAGATTAAGAGTTATCGAAGAAATAACAATCTACATAGTGGGTTGACAGGAAGATTTGAAAAAGGTCAAACTCCTCATAACAAGGGAAAGAAATACCCCAATATGCCAAAAAACAGCGGGCAGTTCAAAAAAGGTAATCGACCTCCAAATTATGTACCTGTCGGCACTATCAACTACACAACAGACGGTTATCCGAAAGAAAAGATTGGAGAACCTAATCAATGGGTCTTGAAACATCGTAAAGTCTGGGAAGACCATCACGGACCGATACCAAAAGGGTACTCAATCGTTTTCCTGGACGGTGATAAAACAAACTATGATATTTCTAATCTGGCATGTTTATCTAAAAACGAAATTGCTAGAATGAATCAAAATCATCTATTTACGTCCAACGCTGATTTGACCAAATCTGGTATTGGACTAACAAAACTTACAAACAAAATTAGAGAGGTAGAAAAAAATGGCTAGTTTATACGAACTAACAGGTCAGTTCCTGACAATTTACCAATTGGATATCGATGATGAAACAAAAGCAGACACGCTTGAGGCCATCGATTGGCAAGAACAATTTGAACAGAAAGCAGAAGGATATGCCCATGTTATCAAGAATCTAGAAGCCGACGTGGCCATGTATAAAGCTGAGGAAGATAGCTTTAAAGCGAAGAAACAGGCGGCACAGAAAAAGCTGGATTATGTCAAGGATAACATTATGACAGCTATGAATGTCACGGGGCAAACCGAAGTTAAGAGCGGTGCTCTTACTATAAAAGTTGCTAAGAATCCAGAATCAGTCAAGGTCAACGAAGATGATCTCCCGAAAAAATATTTTACAAAAAAAGTGACGCTTGCACCGGACAAAATAACACTGAAAGAATTGTTGAAAGCTGGTAAGAAAATTAAAGGCGCGGAACTTGTACGGACAGAAAAGTTGGTGATCAAGTAATGGAATTGATGAATAAAACACGAGTAACAGATTCACTAGCAGTTGTGATTGGACCAGAATCAATTGAAGTACTTGTTACTGAAGGCTTTCTATTTGATGTTGCAATTCGTTTTGTAAAAGTAGATGAAACAAATCTTGATCAGGGAAATGAAAAACCGGTATTTACTCCAGAGTACAAACTGGTCACAGTTGCTAAATACAAGGAAAAACCTATCTTTGAATCGGAGGAAGATATCCGAAGATTCGAAAAACAAGCAAAAGAAATTAAGTCGCTATTTGCCTTTGCAAAAGTGAATAAACAAAATTGGTTTAACACGGCATTGTATCCAGGCGTACTAACGGAGAAAGTTGGTGTCTGATGAAAATTTTAGCAATTGATCCAAGTAGTAACAAAATTGAAAGCAGCACAACAGGAATTGTACTCTTGGATAATGCGAAGCTTGTTGATTATTGGGTGGTACCCTATGGAGGCCAAAATTTTAAAACTTGGTTTAAGAAAATTGGCCGGAGTCTTGAATTCGACATTGTGGTCGTTGAAAAATTTGAGGTTAGGGACAATGATTATTCCAGAGACAACTCGGTTGTAGAAACTATTGCAGCCATTGAGCTATGCTATCCGAATTTGGTTCTGCAACGAAACGCAGGTTATCAGACAGATATACCAAATGACTTGCTGAAAGCTCTTGGGCTGTGGAACTTTGACAAGAGCCATCACAATGATGTGAGGGCAGCAGCAAGGCTCGGGCTCTTCTATGCCCAACGGAATGACATCGAGGAGGTGATTGTGGACATTGGCAATCGAATTACGCAAATGGCAAGCTGAAGCAGTTAAACGTAGCGACCGTAATTGTCCTGGGATCTTTCTTGAGGCATACGGCGGCCGTGGTAAGACCATCTGTGCTTTTGAAATAGCAAAGCACAAGTCAGCAAAAAAAGTCCTGGTTATCAATAATCGTTTAGCTATCCTGAACGGATGGAATAGCACTTATCAAAATCTAGGATACGACACTGATTTTGAATTAGAAACGATGACGGACCGTAGATTGCAAAACAGACTTGCAAGCGGTGAGTCTATTGAGTGTGATGTATTCATTATTGACGAGTGGCAGAACATGTCTAGTGATGCCAACGTGAAGGCTTATCGCAAGGTCAAACGTGGCTATACAGTTGGACTATCAGCAACCCCGATCAGGAAGAAGGGGCAAAACTTCTACCCTCTGGAAAAAACATTTTTTGGGATGGCTGATCCTAATCAAAGAGAAAACTGGCAACTGGCTCATGGAAAAATGAAATATTCCAAGTTCAGCTATTCTAAGCAAGAATGGGATGATTTCCGAGACTATGAAAACTATGTAAGCAATCTGCCTAACTTCTTCCGCTGGGAGGAAGTAGAAGCCATTGAAGAAGCGGAAGAGAACAACGGATTTGAGGTTGTATTTGAACCTATCTGGTGTCTAACTGCTAATCCGGAGGAATTAGAACAATTTAGAAAATTGAATATTGTTGGAAAAGATGGTAAGTATGCCATGGCAAAACAGACATTTGGCCGAAAAACTTTCGAACGATACTTAATCCAGACTGGTTTTGAGGTTGACTTTCCAAAATTGAAAGCAGTTAATGCAGATACTCCAATGCTACTTCAATTGGATCTTCTACTAGCAAGCAGGACAGAAATGCTGATAGTGAGCAAATCCAAGCAGATTGTAGAGGTCATCAGAGAGCGTCACCCAGAAATTGGTATTTGGACTGGAGACAAGAAGGACTCCTTAGAACAGACAAATGTGGTTGCTACAAGTCAGGTTTTAGGTGTAGGAGTTGATGGCCTTCAGCATAAATTTAAAACTATTGTGGTCTTAGACCCTGTTAATCCATCTGATGGAGATTATGACGATTATCGCCAACTTTTATGGCGAGTAACAGGCAGCCGTCAACAACATGACGTGCGTGTCATTGAATTTTATTTTTAAGGAGAATCAAAATGAAACTTTCAAGTGATTATATTGTAATGCGTGACAAACAAAGCGGACATTTTTTAAATGAACTCAAGAACAAACGTTCTTCATTAGCTACTCAGGCCGGTTTTGTGGATGATATTCGAGGTGCTCTTACAATGCCATATGATTGTTATCTTGAACAGAAAACAGCTCTAAAAGCATTGGCTAAGGTACACGGAATGGAGATTATTAGGGTTAAAGCCACATTTGAACTTACTTATCCAAATGGTAGCGATGTTTCAAAAATCGAGCGTGAAAATACTAAGCCTGGTTTGCTTGATCTATTGAGAAACTTATAAAGGGGGAGATGTATGGTAACAAAACAACAATCCCCAATCTTTGTCACTTTACAGAGTATCCAGCAGAGTTTGGTTGCTCCAAAAGGACAGTATAACAGTTTTGGGAAGTACAGCTATCGAAGCGCAGAGGACATCTTAGAAGCGCTGAAGCCAATACTGAAGGAACATGATGCGGTATTGATTTTACAAGATGGAATTGTACAAATCGGTGACAGGTACTATGTTGAAGCAACTGCGACTCTTTATGCGGTTGGTGAAACTATTGGGACTACAGCCTATGCTAGAGAAGATGATAGCAAAAAAGGGATGGATGGTAGTCAAGTTACAGGTGCTGCATCCAGCTATGCACGTAAGTACGCGCTAAACGGACTCTTTATGATTGATGACAACAAGGATCCTGATACGGATGAATATCATAATCAGAATAGCCAAGCAGGCCGTACGTCGCAAAAACCAGCTCAAAAAACAAATAGCCAGCAAAAGCAACCGGCCAATGCTCCAGCTAAAAGTAACGGAGCCAAAACAATTACAGGAGCACAGGCTAAAGACATTCGGACAGAACTCAAAAATATGGCTGAGGCTACAGGGAGTCCTGCTGCAACAATTGGAAAATGGTTCATCGATAAAATGGGTGTTGACAAACCTGAAAGCATTCCAGCTGATCGATTGAAGGAAGCTCAGAAGATTATAGCAGATGCTAAGAAAGCAAGAGGTATTGAGTAATGGGATATACGGAACTGGGGCGCAAACGTCCGATTGAATTACAGATTGATTATTATGATAAGATCCTAGTTTATCAGCATCAAGGTGAGATTTGGGGTGTATGTTATAAGCACGGAGAAATTGATTGTGTTTACAACTACACTAAGAACGATTTCTTTTGGCTTGAAATTTCAGATATGTCCTTAAAAGAAATTGTTACTAAAATTATCAAGCCTTTGAAGAGAAATCACCCTGGATCATACCCATTTCCTAAGAGTACGTTCAGTAGAATTTTGGAGGTAATAAAATAATGATTAACAATGCTGTACTTGTAGGGCGCATGACCCGTGACGCTGAGTTGCGTTATACCCCATCAAATGTAGCAGTTGCGACTTTTACTCTTGCAGTAAACCGTACATTCAAGAGTCAAAATGGCGAACGCGAGGCTGACTTTATCAACTGCGTTATGTGGCGCCAACAAGCCGAAAATCTTGCAAACTGGGCTAAAAAAGGCTCACTTATCGGGGTGACAGGCCGTATTCAGACTCGTAGTTACGATAACCAGCAAGGACAACGTGTCTACGTGACAGAAGTCGTGGCTGAGAATTTCCAAATGTTGGAAAGTCGTAATCAACAAAGTTCGAATGATACATTTGGGAATGACAACCAGATGGATATTCAAGACGACGATTTACCATTCTAAGGAGTTACTAAATGGGAATGAAAGAACATGCCTTGGCTTATCAAAAAAAAGGATTTTCGGTTATTCCTATTAGTCCTTCAAATAAGCAACCGATGATCAAATTTGCTGATAAACCAGCTATGACTGCGCAAGAAATTGAGGATTTTTGGAGTCAGTATCCGGATAGCAACATTGCTGTCCGGACTGACAAATTCTTCGTAATCGATATTGACTTACACGGTAAGCATAACGGATACGAGAGCTTGGCAAATTGGGAGCATCTGAATTTGATAACTCCAACGCTGCAGGCAAGAACTGCAAGTGGTGGAAAACATATCTTTTACTTTAAGCATCCAGACGTGACCATGACTCAAATGATAGGCTTTCTACCTGGCGTCGACATCAAGGCGCATCCAAATAACTATGTTTTAGTTGCTCCATCTAAGACCCCAAAAGGAGAATATGCCTGGGACTTAGAAAAATCTAAAGAGGGTGGCACTATGGTCACTGCTAGTCGATCTCTTGTTATGGCCATTAAGAAGGAATACAACAAAAAGAACTCTGGTAGCGACCTGGATAATATATACTATCAAATCAGCAAAGGTGCTGGCAAACGAAACAGAACAACCGAATTATTTGAAATGGTTGTTCTAGGCTTCGGAGATGAAGGCAGCAGAAATGATACACTTGCAAAATTTGTAGGCGGACTCTTGAGCAGGTCAGTAGAACCGAACTGTATACTGCAACTAGCAGAAACAGCCAATAACAATTCAGTAGAACCTCTTAGTCACAAAGAATTAAGTAGGACTGTCGAATCCATGATCAAGAAACATATGAGGGGGGGTGGCCATAATAGGTGATGTTACGAATATTTCAATTAAGCAATTTTCACGCAGAAAGAAAAAAATCTTAAATGAAGAAGGCGAACAGATTGAAATTGAATCTATTGTGGCTGACAGTCCTAGAAATGTACTACTTGCCATGAAAAGTGACAGTAAGCTCAATGATTTTCTCCGGCACAATGAGTTTACTGGAGAACATGAAATTGTGGAGGATGTCAAACTGGATGCTATCCAGTTGAGAAAGGGGCAGCTACCTTCTGCCTTCGAATCCTATTTGAGCGTTTACTTAGAAAATCACTTCAAGACAGTTTTCAAGGCTGGAGCATTAAGGGATGGCATCGAAGCGTTCTTTGCAGAAAAAACCTACAATCCGGTTAAAGAATATATGGAAAATGCTTATGAGTCATGGGATCATAAAGAACGACTTGCCCAGGTATTTCAAACTTGGTTAGGTGCCGAGGACAGTATTTTCGTTCAAAAAATAGCCGTCATGTTCTTTGTTGGGGCGGTCTCCAAGGTTTTTAATCCATGGGTTAAATTTGACTACACACTGGATCTTGTCGGTGGCCAGGGGGCTGGAAAGACCACTTTCTTGCAAAAAATAGCCGTCGATTGGTACACAGATTCAGCTAAGGATTTTATGGACAAGGACAACTATGAGATTATGCTGAAATCACTGATCGTCAACGATGATGAGATGGTTGCTTCCAGAAAGACTACTTTTGACGAACTCAAAGCCTTTGTGACTAAAACAGAACTTTCTTTCCGTAGATCCTACGGTCGCAGGGCTGAAAAATTTCCTAAAAACTTTGTGATCGCAAGGACTAGCAATAAAATTGAGTATCTGGGAGATAAGACTGGCGAGCGGCGCTTTCTGCCTGTGCTGGTGGATGCAGGCCAGCAGTTTGTAAAACCTTTTGATATGACAGAGAATGATGTGCTCCAGCTTTGGGGTGAAGCAGTTGCCATCTACAAAAAAGGATTTATGCTTACCTTTGATGATGAGTTCGAAAATGAGCTTGCGGTCTATAAGGAGCGTTTCACTTATAAAGATGAGGCAGAATCACAGGTCTACGATTATCTTGAAATGCTAGTCCCGGAAGAGTGGGAAGACTTTTCAGTTTCTCAGCAATATCAATATACCTGGTGCTACTTCAATGATGGTAGCTATCGCAATGAGGCTGGTTTGCTTTATGAAGGTGTAAAACTTCAATCAAGCGTGTCTGCTAAACAAATACTAAAGAATGTCTTTGATATTGATAGTGCGAGAGGTGAAAAGATTGCTAGGAAAATCAAGTTGATTATGGACAACAATCAGGATTGGGAATACAAAATAAAGAAGGTTAAAGGTAAGACACTACGTGCATATTTTAGAAAAAATATACAAACAGAAGTGATGTAACCTTAGTGAAAATGATGTAACCTTTTAGGCAAAAAATGGTCAAAAATCATGTTTCGGTTACATCAGGTTACATCATTGATGTAACCGCAAGAAAAGTCAATTATATCAATGGTTTGAGTGCTGTTTTTGATAAAATTTTAAAAAAAGTGATGTAACCCTCCTAAACCGTTGATACTACTGATGTTTTAGGGTGTCTATTAGTAAGGTTACATCATTTATATAAAATATTTAATAAGTAAAAACAGCAAGTGCTATAAACGTTGATATAACAGCATTCTTGTTTTTTATAAAATATGTTTTTCAAAAAGTGATGTAACCTGTAACCTTAGAAAAAATATTCATTAAACAAACATATTTTTTAATAAGTATAGGAGAAGAAATGTCATACACAGTAACATTGTATTTTGACAACATGGTAGATGAAACTCACTTTTTTAAGAAAGAGGGTGATGCTGCCAAATGCAAGGCTCAGCTTGAGAGCAAGTATCGAGGGAATCGAATGTATAAGGTAAAACTTGAGGAGGTGGAGTAATGGAAGATTGTCCTTGTCAATCAAGTGGGCACTTTTGTATGGAGTGTGAACGTGAAATGATTGCGGAAATGAAACAAAGAGAACGAGAAGAAAGTCTAAAAATTATGGAGATAAAGCAACAAGTCATTGTTGATGGTATCACGCACTTGATTAACGTTGAAAAAACAGTTCAAAAAATGGTTGAGGCTGGTTATCTAAATCTTGGTTTGTTCGAGAAAATATATAAAGAGGTAAAATGAAACGATTTATCGCAGTCTGGATTCTACTATCTGCTGGATTGAACATCTGGCAGAGTATCCACATTAAAAAACTAGAAGAAAAGCGCCCGATGCTTATCTACAAGGCTGATAATCAAGGCGCAGAAATCAAAGGCAGAGTCGCCCACAAGGAGAAGATTGGCGACATGTACACAATCACAATACAGAACTACGGCATTTTCGTAGTCACGCAAACAAGCTACAAATTATTGAGGATTGGAGACGAGGTGAGATTATGAAAACTAAATTTAGAGCGTGGGACAAGCATGGAAAAAAGATGTTTGCCAATGATGAATTGATTATCTGGAATGGCAATGTCTATGCGAACGATAGCAAAAAGCTTACCTGTAACAATTTAAAAGGATGGTCGATTGATGAAGAATACCTTATGCAATCAACAGGATTGTTTGACAAAAATAACAAAGAGATTTTTGAGGGGGATATTATTGCAAATGGTCCAGATGTTATGTGTATGAAGAGACATAACACGCTAGGCTTTTACGTGGAACAAAAAGGCAAGGTTGAATTTATTGCAGACTGTGCAATTTTAGAGGAATTTGAAGAGGATGCCAAAGAGATTGCTGATAGTCTTGAAATCATCGGCAACATCTACGAAAACAAGGGGATTTTGGAGGAAAAAGATGAAAAACGAAAATAAAGACTCCTTACCAAAAGCAGCAGGCAGTTGCTTAGGTATGATACTAACCTTATTTATCAGTCTATGGCTAGCAGGAGTAGTCATTCAGTACGGTTGGAATAACATCATTGCAGCAACATTTGAAATTCAAAGAATAACATTCTGGCAGGCTGTCGGAATTGATTTGCTCATTACTGCGATTACTGGAAACCCGAAAGGCGATACAGAAAAATCTTGGTTGGAGGTTCTGGGGAAAGTTATTTACTGGTATCTTGTCCTTTGGGCTTTGATGTGGATTGTAGTGAGCCTTTTGTAAAACAAAAAAAGCCAAGGCACTCTCTACCTCAGCAATAATTAACACACTATTATTATATCATAAAGGAGATAGAGAGTGAGCAAGGCGAAGGCTATTTTAAAAGATTTAAGGAATTTGGATCTATATATCGCGAGTTTGATTAGGCGAAGAGATAAAGTTGAAGCTTCACTCTTGTCTAGTCAAAAATACTCTGTTGATAAAGTTTCGGGAGGAATTAAGAAAAAGCAAGATGATATCTATGTTGAGTTGCTAACAGCTAAAAACGAGATTGAACAAAAAACTGCTGAAGCTATCAGGAAGCAGAGAGAACTTCAGGGGTTAATTGACTCTCTGGATAATACTGATAGTCAGGCGATACTGAGTTTGGTTTATATTGATAAGATGACGAGGTGGCAAGTTATGGATGAGCTAAATTGTAGCGAGAGCACCTACTTTCGATTGTTGCGTATAGCAACAAAGGAATTAGATGCGGTGACAGCATTTGACAGTAAATTACAGTAATGACAGTGATTGACAGTGCATGACAGTTTTAACGTGGTATTATAGTATCATCAAGAATTAAGAGCTAGACAGTTGATGTCTGGCTTTTTTGATTTTGAAAAAAAGGTGGTGATGGAAAATTGAATGAAAGACAAAGACGATTCGCAGATGAGTACATCATCAACGCAAATGCGACAGATGCAGCTATTAAGGCAGGGTATAGTGAAAAGACTGCTAGAAGTCAAGGACAAAGATTGTTGACAAAAGTTGACATTTCTGAATATATCAAAAAAAGAATGGATGAAATTCAGGACGAAAAAATCCTGACTCAAAAACAAATACTTGTGATGCTGTCAGAGATTGCATCAGGACAAGCAAAAGAAACAACAGTAGTCACGACAAAAGTAGCTGAGTTGATGACTGATCCCGTGACTGGTAAGTCTGTAAAAGTCTACAATGAAATCCCTCAACTTGTCGAATATCCAACAAAGAACAGCGATAGGAACAAAGCTTTGGAGTTACTAGGGAAACGACATCAAATGTGGACTGATAAAGTAGACATCAATGCCACGTTAACCGAAACTAAGAAGTTTGACGATATCGTTAATCAGTTGGGCGGTGATGGACTTGACGAATAGTTTCCCTCTATCTCAAAAGTACATTGATTTTTGCAATAGCTTTAATAATGTTGATGCGGACTTTTTGGAAGGTACGACGGCCGCTGGAAAAACAACGGTTGGTGTTGGTGTTAAGTTTATGCGAGCAGTCAGCAGGAGCACAAAGAAGTTTCATATCATTGCAGCAAAGACAGTTGGTGTAGCTGAAAAGAACATCATTAATCAGGATAACGGAATTTTAGACATACACAAATCAGCCGTCTACTGTGGTAATGGTGATAAAGATTCGAAGATTCCTCACATCAAGTTTGAGGGGAAAATCATTTATGTATTGGGGTATGACAATAAGGAAAAATGGAAGCTGGTCCTAGGTGGTCAGTATGGATGTGTCTATATTGATGAGGTCAACACGGCTGACATCGAGTTTGTCCGTGAGTTGTCCACACGTAACGATTATTTGATGGCAACGCTCAATCCAGATAATCCTGATTTACCGGTCTACAAAGAGTTTATCAACAAGGCACGGCCTTACAAAAAGTACGCAGGCGATGTGCCAGAAGAAATTATGCAAGAACTATCAGAACCAGCTAACCCTAAATGGCGTTACTGGTTTTTTACGTTTAATGATAACCTGTCACTGACACCAGAAGCCATCCAGAAGAAAAAGGATGCGGCACCAGTTGGGACTAAGCTCTACAAAAATAAAATCCTTGGTCTACGTGGCCGAGCAACAGGAATTGTCTTTGTTAACTTTGATAGTAAAAGACATGTGTTGAGTAAGTCTTTTGTAAAGAATACGGTCACGTTCCAGCGGTTCACAGCTGGACTAGATACAGCTTACTCAGCAAGTAGTCCGGATACAATTGCAATGATTTTCCAAGGGATATCAGATGACGGGAAGTTATATACGCTTGATGAGGAAGTCTACAACAACGCTGAGCTTGATATACCGATTGCACCATCTGATACTGTGGTCAAGTTTATCAATTTCCTAGAACGCAACCGTAGTGAATGGGGATTGGCGCGTGATGTCTTTGTTGATAGTGCGGACCAAGCAACGATTACAGAATTAAACAAATACAAGCGACAATACGGCTGTCTGTATATCTTTAACAATGCTTATAAGAAAACCAAGATTATTGACCGGATCAACTTCCAAATTGGTTGGTTAGCTCAAGGTTGCTACTATGTGTTAAGTCATTGTACGAATCATATCAAAGAGCTAAACACTTACTCATGGAAAGAAGGAAAAGATGAGCCGGAAGATGCAAACGATCATACAATCAATGCCAATCAGTATGCATGGTTGCCATACAGAAAAATAATCGGAAGAAAGGAAAACTAAAGTGGGAATAATGGACATGATCAGAAAGGGTATGAGAAGCTTTCTCAAACTGGAACAGGCACAGCCAAATGTCATCACAATTACAGAGGCAATGACGTTTGAAGATAATGCAACAAAGAACCAAATTTGGTATCGCGGTGACTCATACGAACTGGACCAGCTCTACAAGCAATTACCACATAGCAACATCAACTTTTGGGGAGCGACAAGCACTCCTGGGCAAGAAATTAGAAAGATTCACACAGGAATACCTGGTCTCATCGTTGATAGGTTGGTAGATATCACGCTGCACGATATGAATGATTTAGACTTTTCCGAGGAAACGCAAGGAAATTTGTGGGAAAAGATTGCTGAAGATAGCAACTTCCACGATCAACTGCAGGAGGCAATTAAAGATAGTCTTGTGATGGGTGATGGTGCTTTTCGTATTTCATTTGATCCGGAACTTACAGCATTGCCTATTGTTGAATGGGTTGGTGGAGATAGAATTGAAATCATCTACAACCGTGGAAGATTGAAAGAAGTTATTTTCCGCACGCACTTCACAGAACACAGACGGAGCTATTTGCTCGAGGAAATCTACGGATATGGCTCATTAACTTATAAGCTCTACAGGGGCGAAACTGAGCTAGATATGAGCGCGACAGAGTACACTGCTAACCTTGTCGATGTGGAGTTCGATAAATCCGTTATCTTGTGCTTGCCGTTTAAGATTTACACGTCACCTAAAGTAAAAGGCCGTGGTCAATCTATCTATGATCGTAAGACAGACGCTTTTGATAGCTTGGATGAGTCTTGGAGTCAGTGGATGGATGCTCTTCGTTCTGGACGATCACGAGAGTATATTCCTGAGAACTTACTTCCTAGAGATCCTTACACAGGAGAAATTAGTAAGGGCAATCCTTTTGACCATCGTTTTATCAAGGTCGAGACGGCGATGGGGGAGGATGCCAAGAACACAATCACATTGCAACAAGCTAATATCCCGCACGAAAGTTATTTGAGTACATATGTGACTGCGCTTGATTTAGCTTTACAAGGCATTATTAGCCCATCAACACTCGGTATCGATGTCAAGAAGCTAGATAATGCTGAGGCACAACGCGAGAAAGAAAAGGCAACTCTCTATACTCGTAATGCTATTGTGACAGCTTTGCAAGATTACCTGCCAAAGTTAATTAGTATGGTTTTGAATGCTGATAGTGTGCTTAAGAAAGAACCACTACAGAAAGTCAAGGTCGATGTGCCGTTTGGTGAGTATGCTAACCCTAGTTTTGAATCACAAGTTGAGACAGTTTCTAAGGCCAAGACAGGCGGTATTATGTCGATTGAAGCGAGCGTTGAGGAATTATACGGTGACTCAAAAGACCAGAACTGGAAAGACCAGGAAGTGGCAAGAATCAAAGCGGAGCAAGGTGTGACAGAAGTCGACGTGCCATCATTGAATGAAGCTGCTAACGATTTTGAGATAGAGAAGGAGGCTGAAGATGCTGAAGACAGTGACGATAGGACAGAGGATCTATCACATGAGTCAGAAGGAAGCGCAGGGACTTCTACAGATAGCGAGCGATAATGTAGAGTTTGGTATCTATGCTGTTGAGAAGAACAACAAGTTGGATATGCTCAACCTCAAAATGCCTAGTAAAACGGCTTTGAAGCGACAATTGAGAAGTTTTAAGGCGCAAGGTTTTAAGGTGTACTGCAATGGCTTATGATGTATCTAAAGCATTTGAGCGAATCGAAAACGATCTGCTTGATTCTATGATTAGAAATCTCGGAAGGCATAAGGCAGAGGAAACTGCTGAAGGTTTTGAATGGGAACAATGGCAGGTCGCTCAATTGAAAGAGCTTGAACGATTTAAGCGAGCCAATGCCAAAAAATATAGCAAAGAGTTTGCCAATATCAATAGCAAGATTTCTACAGCTATCCAAGAAGCCTATAAGCAAGGCATGGATGATGAGGAAATGTCTATCCTGGAAGCTATCAAGAACGGTTTTGAATTTAACAGTGGAACAGATAATCTGGGGGCTTCATTTTTCGCTATCAATGAACGAAAGTTGAATGCGTTACTTAACTCGATCGAGCATGATATGAAGACGGCAGAGCATGCTGTATTGAGGTATACAGACGACCAGTACAGGCGCACAATATTTGATGCTCAGGTAGCAGCTAACACGGGTGCTAAGACATATGAGCAATCAGTGGATATGGCCACCAAAGATTTTCTAAGTCGGGGAATCACATGCATCCAATACAGTAACGGGGCCATGGTCAATATCGTATCGTACGCTGACATGGCCATTCGGACAGCAACCAAAAGAGCCTACCTAATGGGCGAGGGAGTCAAGCGCCAGGAGTGGGGGGTTCACACTGTTATCTTAAACAAGCGTTCGAATGCATGTCCTCTGTGCATGCCTTTTGAAGGTAAAGTATTGATTGATGATGTCTGGTCAGGAGGCAGTGCGGCTGATGGTCCATATCCATTGTTAAGTTCTGCAATGGCAGCTGGTTTGTATCACCCTAACTGCAAAGATAAGCATACAACTTATTTCCCTGGGATCAGTAGCGAGCCAGAGAAAATATTTACAAATCAGGAATTGGACGACATCAAGGAAAGACAGTTACTGGACAACAAAGTCCAGTATGCTAAGCGCCAGGAGAAACGTTTTAGCAGGTTGTCACAGTTCAGTCTCGATAAAGACAATGTTCAGAAGTACACATTGAGGGCGGAAGAATGGTCTAAACTTCAGTCTAATGCAGAAGAAAATCTGAAATACTTTGAAGCGGAAAAAGGATACAAATTATATCAAGAACTTTCTCTCGAAAGTGATAGTGATTACAAGAAATTCATCAATCGTCAGAGATTGCCTAGAGATACTAGTGGCGTAGCTTCGAAGAAGATTGCTGCAGAGACACGACACATGTATATCGATGCGACTCGAAAAAAATTCAAGGATGGTACAGAGCTTGGACAAGCCTTGTTTGCAAGATTAGCCGACCAGTCGGCGATTGCAACTATTGCAGAAACAGGAGTTGTAAGATATGAATCTGGAAAACTCTTCCTGAACATGTATAAGGACGTAGACGACCCTCGCGGCCCTGGTACTGGTTATTTCCATGAATTTGGTCATCAAATAGATGAGAAACTAGGTTGGGAATTCACAAAGGATAAAAAAATTCTGCAACTTCTACGTAAAGACTTTATCAATTTATCTGACGATACTATTTTCGAAGCAATCCACATCAACGATAAAGCCTCTTCGGCATCTGATATATTAGGAGCGTTGAGTGAAGGTAGAATACAAGGTAAGTATTCGCACTCGCTCGTTTACTGGGAGAAAAAAGGAAATATAGAGAGCGAGTTTTTTGCGCATGTCTTTGAGGCACAATTTGATAGTGAACGAAGAGAAATACTTGAAAAAACCTTTCCTGAGAGTTATAATTATGTTATAAATAAACTAAAGGAGAGGTAGTCATGCGGATTATCGAAAGCTATCAACGTGTAGCAGAAAAAGCAGATACATTCAGCGACATCTTTGGATATCGTTTAGTAGCCCCGATTTTTCCTGTAGCGGCTATCTATGGACCACAAGAAGAGAGTGATATCTTTGAAGCAAAATTAGACAAATGTATCAAAGATCAATACGATTATTTTGCAGATGAGTACGGCTATGATTCAGAAGAGAAAAGACGTAGACTGCAACGTGAGAAGTATGTATTTTACGATTGTTAATATCACAGAGCACCGATAAGGTGCTTTTTTTGTACTCAGAAAGGAGTAAAACATGTTTATTTGGAATTGGATTGCAATCGCTTTTGGGTGGTTGGTATTCTTGTTGTTAATCTTTATTATTCTGGCCGTGATCAGCGGAATAATTGAAGGTGTAAAGAAAGGATTGAAAAAATGAAATACAGAAAGAAACCAGTAGTAATTGAGGCGGTTCAGTTCGTAGATACGGAAGAATCAATTCTGAAATTGTCAGAGTTGGGATTAGATCCAGTTCGTGTAGATTATGCTGATTTGGATAATCCAGTTTTAAAGATAGAAACACTTGAAGGATTGATGATTGCAACAGAAGGTGATTACATTATCAAAGGCGTGCAAGGTGAATTTTATCCATGTAAGCCGGATATTTTTGCAGAAACATATGAAAAAACGGAGGAATGAAATGTTAGAGAAAGCAAAACAATTGGCATCACAAGAATTTTCGCGCTTATCAGATCGTGAAATCAAAGCAGAAGACTGCTTTGTAGTTTGGTTTAGCAAGACCCTGCAAAATTGGAAAGCTCTTGTTAGTACGAACACAATTACATCAAGCGAGCCTTGCGGAAATTATGCAGAAATCACACATAACGGAGACAAGAAAGAGACTTATGTGGATGTTTACACCAAGGTTTCAAATCGTGCCATTAAAGATTAGGAGGTGATCCAACATCTTGACTTGCAGGAATAGACTGCTATAAATCACTGTAAATTGCTATAAACCGCCTCGAATTCGACGCGGTTTTTCTTATACTCTAATTTTTGTCCGAAGACTAAAAACTACGTGGAGACACCAGTGACAATAACTGAAATAGGGAGACACCCTTAAAACTGAAAGGAGAACGCTATGTTCAAACGCAAACTATTTTTCCATAATGCAGATACAGGAACCGGATCTGCAGGTGGACAAGACACGTCAAGTCAAACTCAACCAGCTAGCACTCCTGAGATTGACTATGACAAAATCGCTAGCATTGTCGAAGGCAAGCAAAAGATTGCTGAAGACACCGTGCTAAAAAATTACTTTAAGCAGCAAGGATTGAGCGGTGAAGAAATGGCTCAAGCTATTACTGCTTTTAAGTCGCAGAAAGCTGATGCAACACCAGACGTCACATCGCTACAGCAACAGTTAACGCAGGCGCAAGCAAGTGCATTGCAAGCTAATTTAGAGCGAAATCTACAATTAGCAGCAATCGAGGAAGGATTGCCTGTTAGTGTACTACCTTATGTGATGAAATTGGCTGATACATCAACTCTCACACTTGAATCGAAACCAGAAGATTTCAAAGCTATTGTCGCAAAAGTGTTGGAAGACGTTCCTGCACTGAAGCCAAACAAAGAAGAGTCAACTGGGTTTCAACAAATCGGATCTACCGGTAAAACACAACAAACTAGCCAAACTGATGCCATTGCTGCAGCGTTTGGTCTTTAAAAAAAGGAGAATTAAATTATGACAGTTTATAACTACGTAGAACAATTCGAACAAGCTTTGCATCAAAAATATGCAAAAGAGCTTGCGTCTGTAGATTTGTTTAACTCAAATCCGCAAGTGAAATTTATCAACGCTCAAACAATCAAGCTGCCAAATATCACAGTGTCTGGTTACAAAGACCACAATCGTCAAACTATTGGTTTTAATTCTGGAACAATCTCAAACGAATGGGAACCAAAAAAGCTAGAACATGACCGCGACATCGAATTTGCAATCGATCCTATGGATGTTGATGAAACAAACCTGGTCGTCTCTATTGCCAATGTTCAAAACACTCTGGAAACTGAACAAGGTATTCCTGAAAAAGATTGCTACGTGTTCTCAAAACTCTACACAGAAGCAGGTAAGTATACTGCTAACGGTGCTACTATCGACACTACAACATTGACTGCAGAAAATATCTTGCAAAAATTTGATGATGCCATGGAAAAAATGGACGAAGCAGGCGTCCCATCTGAAGGTCGCATTTTGTACGTCACTCCAGCTGTCAACAAGCTCTTCAAACAGGCTAAAGACATCCAACGTGTGCTAGGAGTGAATGGTTCAAATGGTGACGTCAAACGCTCTATCTATAGCCTTGATGACGTTAAAATCAAACAAGTGCAATCAGCTCGCATGAAATCACAATACAACTTTACAAATGGTTGTGTCGCAACAGATGAAGCGAAACAAATGAACTTCATCTTAATCCACCCATCTTGTGAAGTTGCTCGTGAAAAATACTCTTACATCAAAGTATTTACACCAGGACATGACTCACGTACAGCTGACAACTACTTGCTCCAATCTCGCTTCTACATGGATGCGTTCTTGATTAAGAATAAAGCAGCGGGTATCTTTATCAACGCGGCAGCGTAAGAAAGGATGGTGTAGTATATGGCATTAAAAGCAATTAAGGGCGCTCGCGTCTATGATATCGATGAGTCAGCGATCAATGATTTTGTTGGTCGTGGCTTTGAAGTTTACGAAGATGGTGAACTTAAATATGGTGAATCTGTAGACAAGGTGTCAAAAGAGGAGCACGAAAAAGTTTTGGCTGAATTGAAAAATGCTAAGGATGAGATCAAGAAGCTCAAAGGAGCTAAGGAGTAACAGTCATGTATGCTAGTCCAGATTATTACAAAAAGACGTTTGTTGGTGTGATTTCTGCTGATCCAGAAGTTCTGGCTAGCAAACTTAAATCAGCTTCTGACAAGATTGATATACTTACGTTCAACCGAATCCGTGGCATTGGATTCGACAATCTGACACCATTTCAGCAGGAAGTTATCCAAAAGGCTTGTTGTCAGATTGTTGACTTTGAGGAGGTTAATGCTGATTTGATAGCTACTACAGTTTCAAACTACAGCATTAATGGTGTGTCAATGCAATTTGGATCAAATTGGAATATTGCTACAGAGCAAGGTATTGTTATTTATCGCAAAACCTATGAACTTTTGAAACAAACAGGATTGACGAGGAGGGTTATTTGATGAAATTTCCACAACTTGTCTTACCTCAATTTTGCCAGATACCAATCACAATCACAGTCAACCAAGAAGGAGTTTCTGAAGACGGCGAACCTTTGGAGGCGTTTAGAGAAAATCTAAAATGCAATTATCAGGACGGTGTCAAAACAGTCCTAACTGAGCAGAAGAAGCTGGTCCAAATTACTGGGTCAGCCTATTTTGTTGGTGATATTGCACCGGATTTGGCTACATTAAGCGGAGGGACTGCAATTGTATTTGGTATTGCCAGGAGGATTGCCGATAGTCGGAAAGCTAGAAATCCAGACGGGACTGTTAACTATACTTACATCGGATTGGAGTGATGCTATGTTTGCGAAGTCTACAGTAAAGCTATATTTTGGCACTATCCGCAAACTGGAAAGAGCTCAAATCATAGCACTGGAACAGACTGCTGAATACCTGCATACAGAAGTTGTGCAGGCGCAGGTAGTGCCTTTTGATAAAGGTGTGTTGCAAGGAGATGCAATGGCTCCAGACTACTCACGTTCATCCCAAGGAGTAGTAAGCCTGGTACATTCTACTCCTTACGCAAGACGATTGTACTTTCATCCTGAATATAAATTCCAGACGAAAGAAAATCCTCATGCAAAAGGAAAGTGGTTTGAGGACTGGGTCGATGGTGGCAAGAAGTCACACAAAATAAAACAAGCCTACGGGCAACTTTACAAACAAATCACGGGGGTTTAAGCATGATTACACTAGCTGAAGTCCGTGACTGGATTAAAACATTTAATGCAGCTAACAACTACTACATTGGCAAGCTCGATAATAAGCAAGAAAACAGTATAGGAATCTATCAACGAAAGACAATCGATGGTCCTCGGGTAGCAATCGGAGGCAGATCACTGGCAAGCTATGATGTCAAATCAATCAGCATTTTAATTCACTGGAACAAGAATGCGAATGAGACAGAGAAGCGTGCTCAGTACCTCTATAATCGTCTATTTGAGGCAGAATCGGTTGTTATTGGTGAAACACCTATTAAGATGATCGCTTTGTTACAGAACGAGCCTGTGGACGTAGGAACAGATGATAATAACGTGTATGAGCGTGTTATCGAACTTGATTTATATTACGAAAGAGAGGGCAACTAATGGCTCAGAAAACTGGGGTATTCCCCGTATATGAAAATCAGTTCCAAGTAAATAAAGGAACTGCAGGACTGGAATCACTTGTTAATATTGCAGATATGGAATCATTCTCAGTATCATTTGACAATGGTGTTGAAGAATGGAAACCATTTGATCAAGCAGGTTGGACACGTCGTTTGATGACTGCAAAGTCAGTTACAATTTCTGTTTCTGGTAAACGAAATGTAGGTGATGCAGGAAACGACTACATCGCAGGTCTTGCCTTCAAAAATGGTCGTGATTCTGAAGCGGACTTTCAATGGACTTTCCCAGATGGAACAAAAGTCAAATTTAAAGACGCGGTTATCAATCTTAAGGACTTTGCTTCAGGGGATTCAACTGGTGTTGCACCATTGTCATTTGACGTTATGTCAAATGGTAAACCGGAAGTGGTGCCAGCAGGTTAATTTAGAGGGTTTCGACCCTCTTTTTATTTTAAGGAGGAAATATGGTTGAAGCTGAAGAAACCAACGCAACAGCAATCGTCGCTTTTATTGATATCGATACAGGTATCGAATACAAGGCTGGAGATACCGTTGATTTAAGTGGTAAATCCAAGGAGCGAATCGAAGCTATGGCAACCAAAGAAAATCGAACTGGTCAAGTACTGATCAATATTTTATCTGAAGAAAAGGAATTTGAATAATGGCAAAAGTAATTGATATTACAGAAAAACTTAATTTTGAAGAAAATCCAAAATTGAAAATTAAAGATGCTGAAATTGAAGTCAATACAGATGCAACAACTGTACTGACTCTGATGCAGACTATTGGCGATGAAAAAGGCACTCCATCTGCCAAAAAAATGATGGAGATGTTTGAGCTAATCTTCCCTGAGAATAGTCGTAAAACACTTGATAAAATGCGTTTGAACTTTGCTGATTTAACTACAGTTATTGAAGCTGCGATGACATTGGTAATGGGTGAAGAAGAAATGGGAGAACAGTGAGCCATACTATGACCTATTTGAGGATTTCGATTTAATCGTCAGTTCTCTTAGGACACAGTATGGCTTATCTGTATACTCTAATGAATTTAAGAATATGAAGTGGAAAGAGTTCAAGGCTCTCTTAGCTGGTTTGTCCGGAGAAACACCGCTTGGTCGAATCGTCCAAATTCGAAGCGAAGATGACCCTAAAATGCTAGAAGTATTTTCAGAAGGTCAGCACCGTATTCGAAACGAATGGAGATTGAGACTTGCCAAGGAGAAAACTGAACAAGATCTGACTCAAGTTCTTGAAGAATTAAAACAAGCCTTTGTTGAGATGGCTAAGTAGGAGGTGATAGCTATTGGCACAGACAGTTGGTCAAATTGGTCTTGACCTTGTCGTCAACGACAAACAATTTAAAGGCCAGATGAGTGGCTTGCAAGGGATGGCAACGAAAGCTGCCAAGATGCTTGCAGGAGCATTTGCAATCAAGAAACTTGTTGATTTCGGAGCTCAAGCTATCAAGCTCGGCTCAGATCTCAACGAAGTACAAAACGTTGTTGACGTTGCTTTCCCACGCATGAGCAAGCAAGTCGATGACTTTGCAAAACAAGCTATGTATACCTCTGGGTTATCAGAGACCATGGCAAAACGATACACCGGTACATTCGGTGCGATGACGAAAGCTTTTGGTTTCAGCGAACAAAAAGCTTACGAGATGTCGACAGCTTTAACTAGTTTAGCGGGCGATGTGGCATCTTTTTATAATATTAGTCAAGATGAAGCCTACACAAAGCTGAAATCAGTCTTTACTGGTGAAACAGAGACGCTTAAAGATTTAGGTGTCGTTATGACTCAATCGGCACTTGATGCGTATGCAATGGCTAACGGCTTTGGAAAGACGACACAAGAAATGTCTGAGGCTGAAAAAGTTGCTTTGCGGTTTGCATTTGTAACAGACAAACTTTCGCTAGCTAGTGGTGACTTCGCTAGGACATCGGATAGCTGGGCTAATCAAGTCAGGATCATGAAGCTACAGTTCGAAAGCTTTATGGCAAGCGTCGGAGCTGGTTTGATCAACATTTTTACCCCTGTCATCAAAGTCATTAACTTTTTGCTCAGTAAATTGCTTACAGTAGGTAATGCTTTTAAAGCATTGACGGAGTTATTTACTGGCAAGAAGTCTATGAAAGGCTCTGGTATTCAAGAAACAGCTGATGCAGTTGGTAATTTAGGAGAGGCTTCTGATGGTGCAGCAGGAGGAGCTGGCAACTTAGGAAAAGCCGCTAAAGGAGCCGGAAAGGCTACGGATGGAGCTGGTAAAGCAGCTAAGAAAGCTGCACAAGAAATGAAATCTCTCATGGGATTTGACCAAATCAATAAACTATCTGACTCATCCGATAGCGGAGACGGTGGTGGAGATTCTGGAGGCAGTCCTGGTGGCTCTGGCGGCGGAGGTGGTGGAACACCTAAAGGCGCTGAAGTTGACATGGGAAAAATTGCTGAAGGCGGTAATCAATTAGACGGTCTATTTGATGGATTATTTAAACGATTGCTTGAACTCGTCAAATTGTTTCAGGACGGTTTCAATGCTTCATTTAGATTTGATGGCATTGAACGACTTCAGAGTGCTTTAAAACGAATCGGCGAAGTACTTCAAGAGATTTTTACAGATCCAAAAGTTGTTGCTTCGTTTCAAACTATGCTTGATAAGATAGCTTATGCTCTAGGGCAGTTTGCTGGCTCGATAGGGACAGTTGCTCTCGGGATAGGAGTCTTTATCGCAGAAAGTATAGCCAATGGATTAGAACGCCAAAAAGAGCGTATTATTCGCTCGCTTGTGGCTCAATTTGAGAATACGGGAATAATGTTTGCGTCAGCAGGAAACATCGCTCAGGCATTTGCAGATGGCTTCTATGACGTCATAACATCGACTGGCGCTGTTCGTATTGGAAGTGCGATTACATCTGCTCTTTTGGCGATCCAATCTAGCGTTACTGAGGTTAGTTACAAGCTTGGTGGTGACCTTATGCAAGGTATCGAGCGAATTGTTACAGATAACATGCCTGGTATCGCCAGTTCGCTTTCCAATTCCCTGTCTGCCGTTGCTCCTGTTTTCGAAAGTGCAGAACAGGCAATCAATGATATGTCTGATTCTCTCAGCCGTGTGTACGATAATTATATTCGGCCAACGATTGAATCATCAACGAAAGCTATATCAAGTATTATCAGTTTGTTTGTAAAAGGTTGGAATAATTACATCCAACCAATTATCGAAAAACTCGGTCAAGGTTTCTCGGACACAATTGACAAACACATCTCGCCAATGATCAAAAAGATTTTGGAGATGGCCGAAAGTTTCCAAGAAATGTCACAAGTCATTAACGCTTATGTAGGTCCTGCTATCGGCTTTATCGTTGAGCAATTGACAAGAGTTTTGGCTCCTGCAATTGAATACATAGGAGAAGTTTGGCGTGTTCTATCTAACACTATCTCTGATGTTTTAGGAGGCATAGCTGACTTCCTAAAGGGCGTATTTGATATTATCACCGGTATTCTTACCAGTGATATGGGCAAGATTTTCGACGGTTTCACTGAAACGGGCGATGCCATCATGAACATCTTGTCTACAATCTTAACTGGATTGTTGGATTTAACAGTAGCAGTTCTGAAGTTCATTTGGGACACAATTGTGGCAATCTTCCAAGGAATTTGGGATGGCATTGTAGCTATCTTCACACCTCTTGGCGAATGGTTCGCAGAACGCTGGAACGACATCACAACTGTTTTAGCAGACGTGGCTAAGTGGTTCGGCGACATGTTCCAGAAAGCATGGGACGCTATCGTTAATATCTTCACGCCAATCGGCTCATGGTTCGGACAACGTTGGGCCGACGTGACTAGTGCTTTAGCTAATATTGGGGCATGGTTTACTGACATGTTCCAAAAAGCATGGACTGGGCTAACAAACATCTTTAGCAAAATAGGTTCTTGGTTCTCTCAACGCTACAATGAGTTAAAAAGCAATCTTGCTTCGATTCCTGATTGGTTCAAAGAAAAATTCCGCAATGCGTGGACAGGTTTGACAGGTATCTTCAATCCTATTGCAAGTTGGTTTGCTGGGAAGTGGAGTAATATCCAATCTGCTCTTGCTAGTATACCAGGGTGGTTTTCATCAAAATTCCGTGAGGCATATAACAATGTCAAGAATGCATTTTCGGGCATTATCGGGTTCTTTAGCGGACTTTGGGGGCAAATACGCTCAACGTTTACTCATGTTGGAACCATGGTAGGGAGTGCCATTGGCGGTGCTGTACGTAGCGTTATTAACGGGGTGCTTGGCACGGTAGAAAGCACAATCAATAGTGGTATCAGCTTACTCAATGGCGCTATTAGCGTGATTAATAAATTACCTGGTGTAAATATCGGTGGATTTAGTTACATTGGACTACCTCGACTTGCTCAAGGTGGCTTTGTTAAGGCTAACACACCACAAATTGCCATGATTGGTGACAACAAGCATTACGGTGAGATCGTTGCTCCGGAAAATAAAATGCTTGAAATGGCACGTCGTGCAGCAGAATTGTCAAATAATGGCGGTGGACCAGAAGTTCTAGCCTTACTGACACAGTTGTTGCAAGCGGTTCGTGCTCTTGATTTGACAATTGATGGTGATAAAATCACCAAGAAAATTGTAGATAAAATCAATGAAATTGCAATTAAAACAGGGGAATCCCCCCTCATGATTTAGGAGGTATGCATGAGTGAAATATCAGTAGGTGGAGTAGCTCTTGCTTCTCCAGTTGAAATCAGTATCAATAATGAGATTATCTGGTCATCTTCTACCGGTCGTAGTGCTAGTGGATTGATGACGGGTGACGTCATTGCAGAAAAACGTACATTCTCCATCAAATGGGGAATTATCACAGAAGCAGAAAGAAATCTTATCAAGTCTAAATTGGTAGCCGGATTTTTTACTGCAAACATTTTAGGACAATCTATCACTGGTTACCGTGGAACTATCACAGAGACAGTAATGGGACGTCTGAGTGACGGTGTGACCTATTACAACGGCTTATCTGTATCTATTATCGAGCAGTAGGAGGGATTATGCTAGAAGTAACATCAGATTATATCAAAGCAATAGAGAACCATCTGCGTGTGTTTGAGGCTAACTTTGACTTAAACGGTAAGAGATACACAAAAACCAAAATTGCATCAGCTACTTACGATAGTTCCATCGGTAATAGTAATGATTTTACAATTGGTGGTGGATACATCAACAGCCTAGAAATTGAAATTAAAGAGATTATTGAAGGTCTGCAAGAAATGATGCCTGCAACAATGTCGGTAATGATTGCGGGTAAAGCCGTCCCACTTGGCAAGTTTTTTGTCACTGAGGTCAAGCTAGATCGTAATGATAAAAAGACCAAAATTAAGCTACAGGACGAGTTTATTAGATTATCTGGTGCTTATGATAGTCAGCTTACTTATCCAGCTTATACAAGGGATATTTTAGCCGAAATCGTGAGATTGACAGGTATCACGACAGATACTAATATCCAATTAGTAAATGATCGAGTTGCGAAGAAACTAGAAAAAACAAGTTATCGTGAGGCGTTGGTTTACTTGGCACAATTATCAGGAAGATTCGTCAGATTTAATCGTAATGGGAAGCTTGATTTTATCAAATTAAAGACGACATCGAGACATATTACTAAAGATATGTACAAACCTGGTGGATTAGAACGCGATGAGATACCTTACAGGTTGAAAGGTATTGAGTGTGAGTCTGCTGATAAGGTTGTGTATAAATCGGGATTGTCCACAGGTAATATCATGAAGTTAAAAAATCCATGGGTTACACAAGAAATTCTGGATCGTGTCTTCAATGAATACCGAGACTTTAACTTTTATCCATATACATTGTCCTGGCGTGGTGATATGGCTATAGAAGCTGGCGATTGGGTTACAGTACACTGGGATGAAAATATCTATTTTGACATTCCAATGTTGTCCTACAAACTTTCGTTTGATGGTGGTTTATCTGCCCATAGTAGTGGAAATGCTGCTGGAGTTGCACAAGGTACTTATAAATATAAAGGAGCCATGCAACGTCAAATAGAGTATTTAGACGAACTTATCACTAAACAAGGTAGTATGTATCTTGATACATCAAGCCCTACTAACCCCAAAAATGGAGATATATGGTTTAAACCCAATGGTGGTTATGTTGAAATGTGGGAGCGTGTAGAAGGTTCATGGGTCAAAAAGGCAGACAGCGCTAATGTCGGAGAAATTGTCGATACGATAACCACGGATGAATTGCTAGCAAAAAAAGTCTCCGCAGCAATTGGTAATTACATTACATTAAATGCCAAAAATATAACTGCTGGAGATCTGGATTTAGCACGTTTGCGAATCATGAATGGTTTGCAAGAGATTGTTTCCGTACGTGACGGCAAAGTTGTGATGAACATTGATAAGCTCACAATAAATTCTAAAGACGTAGCAACGAAAGAAGATCTAAAAAAAATTGAACTGACTCCTGGACCTCAGGGGGAACGTGGGCAACAGGGGGTGCCTGGTATCCAAGGTTTGCGAGGCCCTAAAGGCGACCCTGGACCACAGGGAGCAATAGGTCCTAAAGGAGATCGAGGGGAGAAAGGGGAGCGTGGCTTACAAGGGCTCCAAGGTTTGCAAGGTGTCAAGGGCGACCAAGGTATCCCAGGACCTAAAGGAGCTGACGGTCGAACACAGTATACTCACGTTGCCTACGCCGATACTATCTCAGGTAGTGGATTTAGCCAGACAAACGCCGACAAGGCATATATTGGGGTGTACTTTGATTTCAACTCAACCGACAGCGTCAACCCTGCTGACTATCGCTGGACGAGATGGAAAGGTCGTGATGGCGCTGATGGGCTACCAGGTAAAGCTGGAGCAGATGGAAGAACGCCTTATGTTCACTTTGCGTATTCTGACAATGCGGATGGTTCTGGTTTGACAACGATAGATAACGGACAGCGTTATTTTGGTCATTATTCAGATTATGAGAAACCTGATAGCTCAGATAAAACTAAATACAAATGGGTTGATCGTTGGGCTAAAGTTGAGGTTGGTGGAAGAAATCTCTTTCTTAATTCACTATTCAAACGTAGTCTAAGAGAGCGATACTCAACTTACTTTTTAGATGATAGTCAGGAGCAAACACAAGGACAGCTTACCTTAAGCATAGATACTAATAGCAAATTCAGAGGAGCTAATACTTTGAAAATTGTATCTACTTATAATGGTAAAGCGACTAATCAAAAAGTTACGTTTAGAACCGGTGGAGATACACGTTTAGGCACCGTTGACGAAATGAAAAATAAATCTGTTCGGTTTAGTTTTTGGGCAAAATCTACTGTCAATAATACGAATTTTCAAGCTAGAGCAGGGTATAGAAATACTATACAAGGTGTCTCACTGACTACGGATTGGAAATTTTATGACATTGAGTTGACGAAAAAAGAAAACTCAAATGCAACTAATGAGCTGATTTTACATATCTTCACTGCTGCTACTGTTTGGATTGCCTTTCCCAAAGTAGAGGTAGGAACAGTTTCTACAGACTTTTCAGAAGCTACCGAAGATATCCAGAAGGACATAGACTCCAAGGCTGACCAAGGACTAACTCAGGAGCAACTTAATGCTCTAGCTGAAAAAGCTCAACTTCATGACGTGGAATTAAAAGCTAAAGCGACAATGGATCAACTTAGTGATTTAGAAAAGGCCTATAATGCTTTGGTAAAATCAAATGCAGACAGCCAAAAAAAATCTGAATCTGATTTAATCGAAGCAGGCAGGAGAATTGATTTTTTAACAATAGAATTTGGTGGCTTGAAAGAGCTGAAAAAGTTCATTGATACCTATATGAGTGCTTCAAATGAGGGGCTCATCATTGGAAAGAACGATGCTAGTTCATCAATCAAAGTCAGTCATGATCGAATTTCCATGTTTTCTGCAGGTAAGGAGGTAATGTATATTTCGCAAGGTGTAATCCATATTGACAACGGGATTTTTACCGCGTCAATTCAAATTGGACGCTTTAGAACAGAACAGTATTATCTTGACAAAGATGTGAATGTTGTTCGTTATGTAGGAGGTTAAAAAGAGGAAAATGACTAAATTTATTAATTCTAGTGGCCCATTGCACTTGAATATTTATATTGAGCAAGTTAGTCAGGACATCGCTAACAACTCCTCTAAAGTTAGTTGGAGAGCTACCGTAGACCGAGATGGAGGTTACCGAACTTGGAACGCAGAAAACGGAAGTGTTTTATCTGTGTGGTTAAATGGTTCAAGTGTATATAAGAGCAATTTAAGTTTCGAGACAGAGGGACAAGAAACTACTCTCGCGTCTGGTGAAGCTACTATTCCTCACAATAGTGACGGAACAAAGACTATGTCTGTCTGGGCATCTTTTGACGCTAACAACGGAATTCATGGCAACATTACAATTTCGACGAATTATACATTCGACAAAATTCCTAGGTCTACGCAAATTTCTAGCTTAGAAGGAAATCGAAATTTAGGTTCACTTCATACCGTTATATTCAATCGAAAAGTTAACTCATTTACTCATCAAGTCTGGTATAGAGTTTTTGGAAGCGATTGGATAGACTTGGGGAAAAATCATACTACTAGCGTTTCATTTACTCCTCAGCTTGACTTGGCTCGATACCTGCCTAAAACAAGTTCGGGAGTGATGGATATATGTATTCGAACATATAATGGAACTACTCAAATAGGCAGCGACGTCTATTCGAATGGATGGTACTTTAAAATCCCAGACAGTGTAAAGCCTACCTTCACAGGTCTTTCATTAACTGACATGAATACGGTCGCAAGACGGCTTTTGAGTGGAAATGACTTTTTACAAATCATTTCAGATATCCAAGTAAACTTCAACAATGCGTCTGGCGCTTATGGTTCTACCATTACAGGATATCGAGCTGAAATTGTTAATAAAAAAATGGTCGTAACTAAAAACGGTGGTAGTTTTGGGATCATGAACTTTAGCGGTTCGGCAACCATTCGAGCTTATGTTGTCGATAGTCGGGGCAAACAATCAGATACTAAAGATATTACTATCAACGTGATTGAGTATTATGCCCCTTCCTTTAGTTTTTCCGCGCTTAGAACTAGAGGCAATCCAAATACATTGCAAGTGTTAAGAAATGCCAGAATAGCCCCTATAATGCAGTCAGGAAAGCAAAGGAATGTAATGTCCTTAACTTTCAAAGTTGCTCAGATAGGTAATGAGAATTTTACGGATGATAATGGTAGTGCATCTGGTAATTTTACAAGTATTCATACATTGACTAATTCAGCTGCTAACATGGCGGGGAATTATCCATCGAATAAATCCTTTGCGATTATTGGTAAGCTTGAGGACAAGTTTACAAGTGTTGAATTTTCTACAACAGTAGCAACTGAAAGCGTAGTAATGTCCTATGATAAGAACGGACGTGTAGGCATCGGTAAGGTTGCAGAATTTGGGAAACCAGGCTCATTAGATGTTCTAGGCGATATCTACTCGAATAACAAGCCAATTCAGCAGTATCAGCTGACTAATGCTTATGGTGGCTTAAGTAGAGGTAGCGCTCAATGGGATGATATTTGGAGTAAGCAAGGAACTGAGTTTGGTTGGAGAAATGGAAAGTACGCAGATAACCCTACTGGCAACGATTGGGGACTATTTCAAAACTATTGGCTTGACAGTTGGAAAGGCGTGCAATTTTTTACAGGGATAACATCGAATAGGTTTTTCTTTAGAACCTATAACAATGCCAATAAATGGTCTCCAACGCAATGGAAAGAGATTGCTACCAAAGATGACATTCAGAGCCCACCTTGGCAAAATGCCGTTTTACAAAATGGATGGAACCATCATCCTGAGTATGAAAAAGTGCAGTTTTCAAAAACGTTCGACGGGATTGTGTATTTAAAAGGGACGTGTAAAGGCGGAAAGACTACCCGTGAGTCAATTATCTTTACTTTGCCTGAAAATTTCAGACCATCCACAACGCTATTCAAAACCGCTTTAAACAATGACTATGGCCCTGCCGTTGTCGGGATTTATCCAGGAGGTAACGTAGTCGTCAAGGGGAACGTTGACGCTACATGGCTCAACTTTGACAACGTATCATTCAAAATTTAAGGAGGAAATATGAAACTAGAATATGGCTCAAAATCACAGGAATTTGATGCAAGTGGAACAGCATCAGCTACCAAGGTCACACTTGTCAACTCAAATGGTGCTATCGTACCTATCATGCTACCGGCTGATAAAATCAGCTTGTCCAATACTGAGCTTTTTGAGTTAGCTCTGGAGGCCCTTTATCAAGAGAATTTCCCACAACGTGCCGAAAACGAGAAGTTCAATAAGGTAGATGAACAAATCCAGAAAAACAAAGAGATGACCGCAAAGATGGAGCAAGCGACCGTGGAAAACAAGGAGAACCTTGACACGGTTTCAGCTATCACTGAGGTTCTCATCGCCCTAGCCATCTCTCAAAATGGAGGGATGCCTACCAATGCTTATGCCAAGGTAGCAGCGTTTATCAAGCCACTTGCTAAAGACCGCCGCTACTCAAATGGTGACATCATCTCAGGTGCCTATCCATTTGATACGAATCCAAAATGGCCGAGTGGAACCAAGACTATCTTTAAGTTTCAGATGCAGCAGTCTGAAGGCTACACTTGGAAAGAGCAGTCACTACCTGATATGCTGCAGCAAGGTGTACTTACTGTGGTCATGCCTCGTATTGATTAGAAAGGAGAGTGTATGCGAGACTTACCACTACATGAACTTATTGAACATCTGAAGAATCTCTCATCCAGTCCTTACATCCATATCTTTTTTTGGCTCATGATTTTGGATATTATAACAGGATATGTCAAGGCATTTAAAACCAAGCGATTTGATAGTAAGATTGGCACTATGGGATTGATTCGTCATTTCGTAGTATTCACAGTCATCTTACTTGTTGCGATGTATGCTCGTTCGCTTGGTGTTCGTCCGTTAGGAATTACCTGGACGATGTTCTTCATCGCTAACTATCTAGGCTCGGTACTTGAGAACTGGGAAGCGATTGGTTGGGCGTTCCCCGAGTTTTTAAAACCGTACATCAACCAAATCAAGAAAGACAATGCTAGAAAGCTAGGTCAATTATTAGTAAATATTGACCAGAAAGATAAATTTGACGAAAAGGAGAAGTAACATGCAACAAATCAATGAAATCATCACAAACGGAGCAATCAGTATCCTTGTTATTTTAGCAGGGGTAGCAGTCAAGGCAGTCAAGGACTACCTTATCAAAAAAGGCGGTGAAAAGACCATCAAGATTGTTGAAATCTTGGCCAAAAATGCGGTCAATGCGGTTGAGCAGGTCGCCGCTGAAACTGGTTTCAAAGGTGATGAGAAACTCGAACAAGCACGAACTAAAATCCGTGCTGAGCTTGGCAAATATAACATTAGCATGACTGATAAGGATCTCGACACATTCGTCGAGTCAGCGGTTAAGCAGATGAACGATGCGTGGAAAGGAGAACAATAATGGATATTGATACAAGTAGATACAGAGAAGGATTGCCTCAGGTCGGTGTACAACCTTATCGACAAGTCCATGCGCACTCAACAGGAAACCGCAACTCAACCGCACAAAATGAAGCGGACTACCATTATCGTAAAGACCCTGAACTTGGATTCTTTTCTCACGTTGTAGGGAATGGACGTGTCATGCAGGTCGGTCCTGTAAATAACGGAAGTTGGGATGTTGGGGGCGGTTGGAATGCTGAGAGTTACGCAGCAGTCGAATTGATCGAGAGTCACGGAAGTAAAGAAGAGTTCATGCGTGACTACAAGCTATATGTTGAGCTGTTGCGAAATCTTGCGGACGGAGCAGGTTTGCCGAAAACACTTGATACAGGGAGTTTAGCTGGAATTAAAACGCACGAGTATTGCACGAATAACCAACCAAACAACCACTCAGACCACGTTGACCCTTATCCTTATCTGGCAAAATGGGGAATCAGTCGTGAGCAATTCAAAAAAGATATTGAAGGTGGTCTGTCTGAATCTGGCTGGAAACGTAATGAAACTGGCTGGTGGTGGGAGGAGTCGGATGGTTCTTATCCGACAGACCGTTGGAAAAAAGTCAACAATGAATGGTTCTACTTTAATGAACGTGGCTATTGCTTAATTAATCGATGGTTTAATGATGGTAAAGACTGGTTCTATCTTGATAAGCGTGGCGCAATGGTTACAGGCTGGATGTATATCAATAACCGTTGGTACTACTTCAAGTCAGATGGTCGTATGGCTAAAGGTTGGGTGAAATACCGTGAAACATGGTACTATCTTGATGAAAAAGATGGAGATATGAAATCCGATCAATTTGTCAAATATGGAAATGGATGGTACTACCTAAAACCAGATGGATCTATGGCAGACAAGCCAGAGTTCACAGTTGAGCCAGATGGCTTAATTACTACTAAATAAATTTAAAAAAGAAAGGAGATTCTATTTTTCTTCTTAAACTAACCGCAGGCAATAGCTTGCGGGTTTTTTTTGTTTTATAAGGGGCAAAAAAGGGGCAAAAATGTCGTAAATGTCTGTAAAACGATGTAAAAAGTCAACTTTGCTCTCGCTTTAAAGCTCTAAATTTCAACGTATTGTGAAACAGTGTAAATTATCGTATCTTCATAAGCTGTTGTGTGCTCTTTTTTTCGTGCTTTTTCCGAATAAATAAGATAGAATAATCTAGAATAAGTGATAATAGAAAAGAGAAGATGATGAAAATTCGTGGTTTTGAATTGGTTTCGAGTTTTACAGATGCAAATTTGTTGCCTAAGCGTGAGACAGCGCATGCAGCAGGAT